CCGTACATTCTCTTAGAAAGAAGAGCTACAAAAATAGCTGGATATCTGCTCTTCTGGTTCAGGGGTCGAAGCCTGAGGTGGAGGTTTTGGAGGAAGGCTTCTCCTCTCCTGCCGAGACCGCCGAGGCGGAGAGATTTTGGATTTCGTACTGGAGATATGTGGGGGCGCGCCTGACCAATATGAGCGATGGCGGAGAAGGTGAACCCGGACGCATTGTGTCACCAGCGACCAGGCGTCTCTTGTCTCTCAAGGGGTGTAGGCCGTGCCACCCGCACGCCTACCCGGCCACCAGCGCCACCTGGGCCCCGGCGTGCTCACCTCGATGTCGGCGCTGTCGCGCCTGCGCAAGGACGAGTTCGGGGGCGGCAAGGCCCACGCCACCAACGAGCAGGCCTCGGTGGCGGGCAGCTCGAAGGAGTACGGACGGTTCGCGGCCCCCTACGGTCGGGTGGAGCCCGGGTCGAGGCCGAGCCTCAAGTTCTACCACGGCCTGGAGCACAAGGGGCCGGAGGTGGAGCGCCTGCTGGCCCACCACGGCTACCAGGCCTACTACGCCGGGGGGAAGCACGGCCGGGCCGACCTGGCCAACAAGAACTACGACACCAAGCACCTCATGATCTGGGACCCCGAGGAGGGCTCGGGCGGGGACTTAGGGCACCGGGCCTACACGGACGCCTGGCGCAAGACGCACGAGCTGGCCCACGCCCTCACCTACCCCGAGGTCAACCAGGTCTACGGGGAGGGCCGGCGCATGGGCGGCCTGGGCCGGCAGAGGACCCAGAGGGAGGCCATGCGGGCCGTCCACTGGGAGCACCTGGCGGCGCACAAGCAGCGCGAGCTGCTGGCGTCGATCGGAGTGCACGCCTCGGACCAGGACTTCAACCGCGAGTATAACACGGTGCTCCACGACGCCGTCCACAGGGCGGTTACGGGCAGGCTCAGCGAGCCGGGGGACGAGGGGTTCCAGCCCCACGCCCACCAGGTCCCCCTGGAGGTCGCCCTCGGGGCGGTGCGGAACTCGGCGGCGGAGATGGGGCTGAGGGGCGAGCACGACCTGCTGCGGCAGAAAAAGGGATAGAGGGATGGACGGAGCGGTGAGGATAGAACTGCCGCCCCCTGCCGGGGGCGGTCGGAGCCGAGATCGTGTCGCAGGACCTGCTGCCGATCGGGCCGTGCCTGGCCTGCATGGGCTCGACGTGCGGGCGGTGCCCTCGGCACATGGCGGGGTGGGTGACCTTCACGCCCCTTGGTCCCCAGGTGGAGGCTAGGGGCTGGATCTGCCCAGCGTGCGGCGGGGGGGTGGCGCCCCACGTCGATCGATGTCCGTGCCTTCCGCTGACTTCTCTGGGCCCTCAACCCAGATAGTCTGCTGCCGACCTCATCGTCATGGGGTTGTCGCGGAACATGCCCAGGCCTGTGTTGCAGTTATGGCACAGGAGCCCGCGTACCTTGCCGGAAAGATGGCAGTGATCGACCACGAGGGCTTTCGTCGAACTGGAACCCTTGCATATTTTGCAGACCCCGCCCTGCTCTTGCTTCATCCGCTCGTAGTCGTCGAGAGATAGGTTGTACAGCTTGCGCAGCATCCAGCCTCGGTATCGATCCCTGTGTTGTTCGTCAGACACCGCGTCGGAGCAGGTAGTGCACTCGTCTCTTCGGTAAAACTCGTCCTTCGGCTTGGTTTTTCTGCACGTGACGCACTGCTTAAGACGGACCTCTTCCTTCCTTTTTCGTTTTTTCTCCAGGATGGCCATGTACGTCTCGGTGCGTCTATCCAGGGACTTCTCACAGGAGAGACATATGGCCCTGTGGGGGTAGAACTCGGTGCGGCTTTGGACTCTCCTGCAGGAGCGACAGTATTTCAACCCGCATCTCTTCAAGCATTTACCGCACTTGTCGTCGTACGTCGGCCCAGGCTCGTTGCAGGTAACGCAGACGGTCCCGTACTTGTACAGCCTTTTCTGGGTCCGGACGGTTGTGCGGCATGACTTGCAAACGTACACCACCGGCCTTCTTGCTCGGCTAGAGGGGTTTTCATGAAAGTCGGCCCTCGGCTTCGTCTGGAGGCAGCGGGTGCAGCGGAACTGTTCGATCATGTCCTCCAGATTGTCGCGCGGTCTTGTAAGGGTCGTCGCGCCATCGTGTAGTTTTTCCGACCGATTTGTTGTCAACCCTCGGACAATCTTCATGCCCGAAGCGGGGGAGACCAATCCGGATGAGTGAGCCAGCAGCTACGCGGTCCTTTGACGGGGTGAGGAAGGGTCTTGCGAGCGCCCTGAAGAAGGCCCTTGAAGACCACGAGGCGCACCTCAGGGAGCTGTCGGCCGCCGAGGAGCTGGCCAAGGCCGAGCTGGAGAAGAAGGCGCCCCCCGGCTTCAGCGAGGCCAGGATGCACGAGCTGAAGGCGCAGTACCCGGGTGAGCCCGAGAAGGCCTTCGCCGCCGCCTGGAAGATCCACAAGGACTCGATGAAGAAGAACGCCGCCATGGGCTACGGTGTGCAGTCCACGCCGACGGGACCTGCCGCCACCCCGATGGCCATGGCCGAGGACGACAAGCACGCCAAGATCAAGGCCCGGGCCGCGCTCGACGGGGACGGGTTTCGACGCAGGATGGCCGGATCGTCGCCGGCCCACGTGACGGTACATCCGTCCAACCACGTGATCAACAACCACTATTCGATGTCTCGCGACCACGGACACCTCGGGGACCACCACGATGACGAGACCCGGCGCGTGTACGCGGAGCACTTTCGCATGGCGGCCGCCGGCTCCAAGGTCTCGAAGTCCGAGGACGACGACCTCGCCGCCGGCCCCTCGTGCCCGACCTGCTCGGGCCCCGGCATGCTGCTGGGCAACCTCGGGTCGAAGGAGCACTTCCGCTGCCGGAACTGCGGCATGGGCTGGTCCCACACATCCCCGCCGGACGACGTGGTCTCGAAGCTGATGGAGCGGGAGCCCACGGTCCTCCATCCGTCGGACAGGGGCCCGAAGAAGATGGCGAAGGCATGTAGTGCCGCCGGCCCCCGCCCGAAGACCGGCTCCCTGGCCGCCGACCCGGCGCCCGCCACCGAGTTCGACAAGGAGCCCCGCAAGGAGCTGGGGACGACGAAGATCCCACCCGAGGTGAAGAAACCGACCGCCAAGGCCGAGGGCAAGCCGGACCCGGACATGACCCACCTGGTCACCGCGATGAACACCAAGCGCCCCAAGCTGCCGGGCATGACCGCCCCCAAGGGCTCGATCGCGCACGTGAACCAGGAGCTGGGCAACTTCCGCTCCATCGCTTCGAGCCCGACCAAGATGCCCCACGGGGGACACCTGGCCCGCAAGGAGCTGGGCGACAGGGTGCTGGGTAAGTTCGAGAGATGCTCGGTGTGTCGCAAGGCGGAGCACTCGGGCGCCTGCTAGTTCAGGAAGCAATCTAAGAGGAGAGAACAGATGGCACTTTCATTCCCCACCGACGCGGGCGTCCTGATCATCCCGGGCGCCTACGCCCAGACCAAGGTCGAGCGCAGCTCGGCCGGCCTCTCGACCGTCGGCGTCCTCGCCGTGATCGGCGAGGCCGACCAGGGCCCGGACTTCACCAAGGAGGAGGACCTCCAGGAGAACGCGTTCGGCCCCGACCAGCTCGCCGAGATCGTCGCGAAGTACGGCTCGGGCCCGCTCGTTGACGCGTGCCGCGAGGCGATGGCCGCCGCGAACGACCCCGACATCCAGGGCGCGTTCCAGCGCATCGTCCTGGTCAAGACCAACGTGTCGGCCGCGGCCTCCTCGTCCCTCACCAACTGGGGCGGGGACTCCATGGACCTGGTCGCCCGCATGCCGGGCAAGCCGGGCAACCTGATCTCGCGCACCGTCGAGGCGGTCACCGAGGAGGACCCCCCGACCTCGGGCCCCTTCACCTTCGCTCCCCCGACGGTCGCCACCGACATCAGCATCCGCCTGACCGGCTCCTCGTCGCTGCTCTACAGCATCGCGGCCGACGAGATGCCCGACACCTTCGTGGCCGGCGTCGGCGCCCTCGCGGGCGTCGCGGCCACCGGCGGCGTCAACCGCGGCATCATCACGGTCGTGGCCGGCACCCTGGCCCTGGCGGTGGTGAGCGGCTTCGACGTCACGGTCACCAAGTCCACGGCGTGGACCACCACCCCGTCGGTCGGCGACCTGATGTACATCCCGACCGGGTCGGTCATCGAGGGCGGCTCCAGCCAGAACGCCGGCTCGTACGTCGTCACGGCGGCGACCAGCACGGTCATCAGCGCGACCAAGCTCCTCGACGCCGACGGCGCGGTGGGCAACGAGAAGACCGCCCCGGTGGCGGTGGGCGCGGTGGCCATCACCTCGACCACGGCCGACCTCGTGGCTTACTCCCCGGTCACGATCACGAACGACGAGAGCCCGACCCCGTACGACGGCGTCGGCAAGAGCATGGAGGTCAACGAGCTGACCACGGCCACCGGCCGGTTCACCTACAACGCCTACGCCCTCACCGACGAGCCCGTGGACTGGATCTCGACCGCGGCGGCCCCGACGGTCATCTACTCCGCCTCGGAGTACGTGCCGATGCTGACGGTCTCCCGCCAGCTCGACTCGATCACGGAGGAGCTGACGGCGGGCGGCCCGGTCGTCCTGCGCCTCGGATACGAGGGCACCGACGGCACCGTGGTCATCGCCGACGGCGTCATGACTATCACGGTGGTCGGGGGCGCCGGCTCCAGCCCCGACCCCATCACCCTGGCCGACTTCGGCACGATCGCCGACCTGGCCGCCTATCTCAGCACCCTGACCGGGTTCACGGCGTCCGCCGGGACCGCGGTCCTCGGACAGCAGCCGGCCACCTCGCTCGACGAGACGGCGGGCACCGGCATCGGCACCACGTACGGCGCCAAGACCGGCGGCATCAAGCAGGACGCCTACCGCTTCTTCAAGCGGGTCCAGGAGTCGGTGCTGGTGCAGCTCAACGACCCCGAGGCCCAGGAGGCCGCGGGAGTCCCGCAGCCGGCCGCCGCGGCCTTCCTCTCGGGCGGCACCCGCGGGGCCACGGCCGACGCCGACGTCCTGGCGGCCTGCGTCGCCCTGGAGGCGGTGAGGCTCAACTTCGTCGTCCCCCTGTTCAGCAACGACGCGGCGGACGACGTCGCGGACGGCCTGACGGACTCGGGCTCGACCTACACCATCGACGGCGTCAACGCCAACGTCAAGAGCCACGTGCTCTCGATGTCCACGCTGAAGAAGCGCCGCAACCGGCAGGCCTTCCTGTCGCACCGGGGCGACTTCGACAGCGACAAGGAGGCGGCGTCCAACGTCGCCAGCTTCCGCTGCTCGATGACGTTCCAGGACGCCCGCACGCCGAACTCGGTGGGCACGGTGGTCCAGCAGCGGCCCTGGATGTTCGCGGTCAAGGCCGCGGCCATGCAGGCGGCGGGCTTCTACCGCAGCATCATGCGGAAGGGCATCAACGTCTCGGGCGCGGTGCACGCGGACGGGTCGTTCAACCCCAACAGCGACAGCGCGGTCGAGGACGCCCTCCTCTCGGGCCTGCTCCCGGTCCGCAAGGACGAGGGCGGCGGCTTCGTGTGGGTGTCCGACCAGACCACCTACGGCAAGGACGACAACTTCGTCTTCAACAGCGTGCAGGCGGTCTACGGGGCCGACACGGTCGCCCTCACGGCGGCCACCCGGATGGAGAAGGCGATCGTCGGCCAGTCGGTGGCGGACGTCGGCGCCTCGGTCGGCCTCACGGTCCTGGAGGGCATCTTCGAGGACCTGCGCCGGCTGAAGCTCATCGCGGCCTCGGACGACGCCCCGAAGGGCTTCCGGAACGCCAAGATCCAGGTGCGGGGCAACACCATGATCGTGCAGGCCGAGGTGAAGCTGGCCACGGCCATCGCGTTCGTGCCCATCACGTTCCAGATCACCCAGGTCCAGCAGAGCGCGTAAGAGCGGAGAGGTAACGCAACATGGCAGCCCCCAAGGTAGTCTCAGGCGCCCGCGCGAAGGTCGCCATCGTCGATCCCGCCACGGGCAAGGCGAACGTCATCGGCATCTTCAACAACGTGTCGTACTCCCTGCAGTACGGCACGCAGGCGGTCTACATCCTGGGGCGGTACTCGCCCTCGGAGATCGACTACACCCACATGGAGCCCGTCCAGCTCACCCTGGGCGCCTGGCGCTCGGTGGGGCACGGGCCGCACCAGGACGGCAAGGTGCCGAACCTGGTGGACCTGCTCACCCACGAGTACCTGGAGATGGCCGTCATCGACCGCCAGCTTGAGGCCGGCGGGGGCGACGGGCGCATCGCGAAGATCCGCAAGATCCGCCCGACCGGCTACAGCACGACGCTCAGCGCCAGGCAGCTCACCGAGTACACGATCACGGCCGTCGGAATCCTGATCGACGACGAAAACACGACGAACGCGGAGCACCCGACCAGCACCGACCTCCCGTAACCTTCCAAGCAGAACTTGGCGCCCCTAAGGCGCACGGAGCCGCCCCCGACCAGGAGTCCCGGGCGGCTCTTTTTTATCCCGGGCCCGACGGCCTAGCTGTTCCTGGCGATGACGTGCTCCAGCCCCATGAGGCGCTGCTGGGCCGTCCCGATGGCGTCCAGCCGCCCCTGCTGCCGGGCCAGCAGCCTGCCGTAGTGGCGCGGCCCCTGCCGGTGCAGCCCCCTCTCCAGCTTGGCCCGACTCTTGGCCACCTGCGCCCGGAGCTGCTCCACCAGGCGCTTGGCGTCCTCCAGCTCGGCCGGCGACAGGGACGGCACCTTCCGGGCCCTCTCCTCCTCCGCGGTCCTGACGATGCTCATGGTCGGTCCTCCTCTTGCGTGAGCAGGTAGTCGCCGCGGAGCCGTCGGCCCAGGTCGTACATGTCCTGGAGGGCGGGAAGAGCGTCCCCCGATTTGCTCCATGCCGCGTACCTGCTCTCCAGCTCCTGGGCCTCGCGGTACGTGATCCCGATGGAGGCCGCCGCCTCCACGCAGTAGCCCTGCAGGGGGTCGCTCGCCCCTCTTTCCCCGTCTGCGCGGCGCTTGCCGTCCCCCACGAGGCACAGGCAGAGCAGGCAGGCGCCGCCCCGTCCGTCGAACGTGTTGTTCCCGTAGATGGGGTAGGCTCCCTCGCGCTCGATGGCCCGATGGACCAGCTCGCGGACCCTCTTGATGTTCGCCATGGGGGCTACTCTGCCCCGGCCGCGCCTGCGTGTCAAGTCGTGCTAGCATGGGAGGATGAGGGTGCTGGTGTGCGGCGGGAGGCGGTACGCGGACGAGCCGGCCATGGAGCGCGTCCTGGACGCCGTGTGCCACTCCCGGTCCACGGTGCCGTACGTGATCGTGCACGGGGCCGCCGTGGGGGCGGACCAGATGGCCGGCTCCTGGGCCAGGTCGCGGGGCGTCGCCGAGGCGGCCTTCCCGGCCGACTGGGGCAGGGACGGGCGGGCCGCCGGACCGATCCGGAACCAGCGCATGCTGGACGAGGGCCGGCCCGACCTGGTGGTGGCCTTCCCCGGCGGGCGCGGCACGGCCGACATGGTGCGCCGGGCCAGGGCGGCCGGGGTGGCGGTCGTCCTGGCGGCCTAGGCCGCGTGCACCGGCACCCTGGCCCGGGTGCCGTCCTCGAACCGGACGGCCAGCAGCCCGCGGGAGACGACGGCCACCTCCGCTATGGGCCGGAAGCCCTCCGCCCAGCCCTCGGGCAGCGAGTCCGGGTCCTCGAAGCTCTCCCGCGGGAGGCGGATCCGGTCCCCCCTCCTCAGCATCGGGTACGTCATCCGATCTCGATGCGGCGCGTCTTGGACCCGCCCAGGCGCGGCACCCGGACGGTCAGCAGGCCGTCTCGCAGGGAGGCGGTCGCCCCCTCGTGGTCGAATCCGCGCACGTCCCACCGCATCTGGCGGTCCCCGCCCCTGCCCGCGTAGGCCAGGGTCAGGATCCCGTCCGAGACGGCCAGGGCGCACGAAGCCCGGGGCACCCCCGGCAGCTCGACCTCGATGACCGCATCGCCGTCCCGGTCCTCGTACCGGCAGTGGTCGTCCCGCAGCAGGCCGTCGAATATGCTCCCGTACATGAAGGGGCTCTTGGTTCTGTCCATGCCGGTATCGTAAACACCAGCCCCCTCGGTGTCAATCTTCCCCTCGGTACCTCAACATGAGGCGCGAGGCCACGGAGCAACCGACCCCGGAGGGGGCACGAGGAGAGGGGGCCAACGTTACGGCCGGCCCCGGGGGGATCAAGACGGTCCCTACAGACGCGCTGAGAGGTTTGCTGCGGCCGACCGCCCGGGAGCCAGGCTAGTGGCGGACGACGCCCACGAGAGCCGCCTCCAGAGGCTGGAGGCCGACCTGCCCGAGCTGGCGGCCGCCGTGGCGCGCCAGGAGGCCCAGGCGGAGAGCCTGGGCAGGCGGGTGGACGAGGGCTTCGACCGGCTGCAGGCCCGGGTGGAGGAGCTTATCTCCCCGGTGGCCAGGGAGCTGGCCCGCCTCACCGACCCCGAGGAGGGGCTATACCTGCGGGTGGGGAGGGTGGAGGAGGCCCAGCAGGCCGCCGCCCAGCGCCGCAGGGGCCGCAGGAAGGCGGCCATCGGCCTCGGCATAGGCGCCGCGGCGGTGGCGGTCTCCGAGGCCGTGAAGGCGCTCTGGCTCAGGGTCGTGGGGGGGTAGGGATGAAGCTGATCAGGCGGGCGTGGCAGACGGTCCAGGTGACTTACCTCATCGCCAGGTTCATGCTGGAGGACGCCCTTGAGTCGCTCAGGCGCCGCCGGCCACGTTAGCCACCGCATCCTGGACGACGGGGGCGCCCGGTCCAGGAAGCTGTGGCTCGGGGTCTTCGTGATGCTGCTGGCCGTGACCGCCGCCTTCTGGGTGCCGGAGGCCGCCTTCGCCGAGCTGTGCTTCCTGCTGCTCGGGGTGTACGGCGTCTTCTGCGGCGGGAACGTCGCCGGCAAGTTCGCCGGAGCCATGGCCGCCAGGAGGGCGCCCCCAGCGCCGGAGCCCCCGCTCTACGAGGGCGAGGAGCCGGTCAGGCCCGGGGAGTAGCGGCCGGTGGCCGGCCGGTGGTAGGATGGGGAAACGAAGACGCACCGAGCCGGAGGAGGAGAGCATGGAGGAGAGCATGAAGCCGAGGCGCGGGTCCCTGATTAGGAGGCTGGCGCTGCTGGCCGCCCTCCTGCTGGCCGGGCTGTACGCCGGCCACGTGGCGGGCAGGTTCAGGGCGGGGTGGCGGATGCCCATCCCGGAGGAGCTGGCGGCCCCCCGGGCCTGCGGCCCGTCTAGCTGCGCGCCCAGGCCCGCCCGCCCCGACGCCGCCCCGGCCGCCGGCCAGGACGAGGAGCCCGGGGAGGGGGCCCAGGCCCCCGCCGGCCCGGGCCGGTGGAGGCTGGTCGGGCCCATCGACGTGACCGACTTCGCGGCCCTCAGGGGGTGGCTCAAGGAGCACCTCGACGCGGGGCACAAGACCGCCGTCATGGAGATCGACTCCCCGGGCGGCAGCGTCGTCCTGGCCCACCAGATGGTCAAGGCCCTGGAGGCGGCGGCCGAGCGCGGCCTGCGGGTGACGTGCGTGGTGGACGGCCTGGGGCTCAGCTCCGCCTTCGCCATCCTTCAGAGCTGCCCGGAGAGGTGGGCTACGAGGCGCTCGTACCTGATGGCGCACAGCCCCTACCAGCCGGAGGCCGAGGTCCGGCTGGAGACCCTGGACAACCAAAGAAGCGCCCTTGAGGTCGTCGTTCGTGCGTTTGCCGAGCAGTGCGCCGGCAGGCTGAAGGTGACCATGGACGAGTATCTGAGGAGGACGACCGGGGGCCACCAGTGGTGGATGGACTGGCGGGAGGCGCTTAGGTCCGGGGCGGTGGACGGCGTAGTTGGCTCGGTCATGGAGATAGATCAAGGGAGGCAGTCTACTCCATGACATGGGCTATGCGCGCGGTTCCGGCGGAGTAAGGGGCTAGTGGCCAAGGCCCGGGCGTACAGGTTGAGGTGGGGGTTCTCCTCGCCCGGGTGGCCCCGCTCCTTGCGGAAGCGGTCCCCGGCCAGCCCGCAGCCGGCGCACGCCGCGCCGCGGAGCAGGAAGGTGCGCAGGCGGTAGCCGGCCAGGCTCACGGACTCGCCGTCCAAGCGCGACGCGGGCCAGGCCGGCGCGCATGTGGCCGAAGACCGGCTCGGGCGGGTAGCTGGCGACGCTGACGGACCTCACGGCCGCCAGGGCCCCGCGAGGTTGCGGCGGAGGTTCATGATGCCTTAGCTCCCGTCTCCGTTGCCGAGGTAGCGGTTCATGGCGTCTTGGTGCTTCTGTGCTCGGGCATAGTGGCGTTCCGCCTTTTCATCCTCGCCGCGTTCTGAAGCTAGGTTGCCGAGGTGCAGCCAATGAGCGGCCATTTGTTCTGCCTCTTGAGCCTTTTGCGAGTTCTTGTGGGTTGTCGCTTGCTTTGTGTTGCTCATGTTTGTATCTTGGGGCATGGCGGTTTTGGTGTCAACGAAAAAGAACCAAGGACCCTCAGCCGCCCGCCCCCGTCCGAACCCGAGCCGGTAGGCGGCCCGCGCCACGGTCATGGCGAGGTCGTGGGTGTCGCCCGAGCCCGTGCGCAGGTCGCGCTCCCAGGCCCTGATGACCAGCTTCCGGAGTTCCTCGCGGTGGGTCACGGCCCGCTCGGCGGGCGGGCCCCGCAGATCCGGCACGTCTTGCCGTCCCGAGATAGGTGCAGGCAATTGCCCCCTCGACGATCGAACGCCCCGAGACGGCCCTCCAGGACGAAGCCGCGGAACTCCAGAGTCACGGCGAACGGACCCACGGCCAGGCCGAACCCTCGTTCGAGCACGGCGAACGTGAACTGCCAGTAGAGCGGGGTCAGCTGGAGCTTCAGGCTGGGGGTCAGCCACCCGACGGCCGCCTGGAGGGCCTCCTGCCGCCCGGTCAGCCACGTCGACACCTCCTTGCTCCTGCCTCGGGCCGGGGTCAGGTCGAAGGCCTCGTCGCCTGCCACCGCCCCGTACACGATCGTGCTCTTGAACGCGGCCATGGGGTCGGGGTCGCCCGGCTGGCGCCGCCCGGCCCACCGGCTCTCCCCGGTGAGTATCTCCCACCAGTAGAGCCCGTTGGCCAGGTAGTGCATGGGCTCGCCCGGCCAGGCAGTCAGGTGCCACCGCACCAGGGGCGCCAGGTGGGGGAAGACTCGCACGATCTTCCCGTGCATGGCCCCTCCGCCCGCCTCGTGCCAGTTTCCGCGGGCGTCCGCCTCGTCTAGGTCCGCCACCACGAAGAGATAGGGCGGCTGGCCCTCGAACTTGCGGAGCCCGTAGCGGGCCGTCAGGCGGTACCGCCGCCCGGCCTCCCCGTACTCGGCTGTCTCGGTTCGTTCCTGGATGGTATCTTTTGCCATGCCCCCATTATGAGGCAGGGCGGTTATGATGTCAACGAAAAAGAACGTCCTCGCCAGCGGCGGCCGCCCGGCGCAGGCCGGCAGCGAACCTCTCCGTCGGCGGCCTCATCTCGTCGTAGGTCCCGCGCGGAGGCATGCACCGCCTTACCAGCTCTTCCAGCGCGTCCGCCAGCGGGCCGCACACGGCGGCCGGGATAGACCCGTCGCAGTCGGAGTGCGCCATCAGGACGTTGATCGGGACGGTCTGGTCGTCGTACTGGCCGCCGTTCAACGCCGCCTCCCAGGCCTCTCTGGTGGCCCCCATGAACCTGAACTCACGCGCCCTCGGATCCGCGTTCTCGCGGGTGATCATCACGAAGTGGTTCAGCCACTGACGCCACCTCATGAACTGGGAGTACGGCCCGTGCCAGCAGTCGTGCGATACGTCGAGACCCATGGTCCCCTACCTTACCAGCTCCGACGCGCCCTCGACAAGCTCGACCACCCGGTCCCTGGCCGCCTCGTAGCCGAGCACGTGGCACGCCACCGCCACGGGGGTGGCCACGACGGCCAGGCCCACCACGGCGACCTTGAGCAGGAGCCTCACCCCTCGGCCCTCGCCTCCAGGTCCTCCCTGGTCCACCCCTCCAGCTCCCGGCAGGGGACGTCTTCCACCACCCTGCGCCAGCGCTCCAGGTCGCCCCAAGGCCCTCTCCACGTCGCTCCCGCGCCACAGGGTGACGGGGAGCTGGACCCCGGCCATGAGGGCGGCCCGGTGCCGGTGGGTGCCCGACAGGAGCTGGACGCGCCCGTCCCTCACGTAGCCCACCAGGGCCGGGTATTCGCGGTCGAAGCCGCCGTCGAACCTGAAGTTCGTGCACAGCGCCTCGACCTTCTCCCGGTCGTGTCGCGACCCCATGTCGAGCCCGTGGGGCGGGTCCAGGTCCCGGGCGTCCATCCACACCACGACGCCCGGCATCAGAACACGTCCCCGTTCTCGTCCCGCTTGGCGTCCTCGTAGGGGGCGGCCACCCGGCGGTAGAACTCCAGGACCATGGTCTGGAGCACGCCCACCACCATGGTGATGCTGCTGTACCTCCACTGCACCCCGGCCATGGCCGCCGACCTGAGAATCGTCCTGGAGAGGGCGTAGTTGACGGCCCCGGGGTCCAGGCCCTCGTTGGACAGCGCCAGGGCCAGCGCCTCGACGGCGCCGTCCAGCCTGGCGCGGACCTCGGGCTTGACGTACGGCATGACTCACCCCCCTTCCTTTCTTTCGGCCGGGCCGGCGGGAGTCGAACCCGCCTGCGGCGCCTGGCGCCTGGCCCGGGGGCGCGCCCCTAGCGCGTCGGGACCTCTTGATGCACCCCGTTACCCTGGCGTACCCCCTCCTCGACCTCGAAGCGGGTGCCGATGCTCTGGGCGAGGCGCCCCTCGATCTCGCCGACCCGCCCCTCCAGCCGGAGCAGGACGTCGGCCAGCCTCTGGGCGAGGGCCGTGTTGCTCTCGATCGAGCGCTGGTGCGCCCGGTGCGTCTGGATGACCACCGCCCTGAGGTCGTCGTCGGCGGAGGGCGTGGTCGTCGGGGCCCGCTGGGCCGGCCGCTCCGGCGTCGCCGCCGCGGCCGGAGCCCGCTCTTCGTCGAAGGAGAAGGGCGTCAGGTCGCCGAGGTCTCGCTGCTTGCCGAACTTGGTCAGCCTGGCGCTCCTGGCGCGCCCCCTGGCCACGTTGAGCAGGTGGTCGGGGCGGAAGGAGAAGTAGAAGGCCCGGGCGCTTCCGCTGTACGTCCCGAGGCGCATGCGGCCCAGGGCCACGAAGGCCTGGATCACCTCCTCCGTCGTGCGGCCGGTGAACGTGGCCGCCGTCCGGGCGCGGATGCGCTCGCGGCACAGGGCCAGCCCGGCGTAGTGGCCCAGGAGGGCCCGAACCGTCGGGTCCGAGGCGTAGCTGTTACGCAGCAGCTCGACGTTTTCCTTGGGGAGTTTCTGCTTCTTGGTCATTTCTTACCTTTCACTTTGGTGTCTTGTCCGAACGCCCGCCCATAGGACCATCTCCGGCCCCGCTTGTCAAGACCCTCACTCCCAGGATGGCCGCCACCTCCTCGGCCTGCTCCAGGTGCTTCCGGCACGGCTTCGAGGAGCAGCACAGGTAGGCGGCCGCCCGCTCCACCCGGTGGCGTGCGGCGGCCTCGGGCGGGAGCCAGTCCGCGCCCTCGACCACCGCGACGAACATCCTGGTCCCCTTGTAGGCGTAGTGGGGGCCCGTGCACGAGTCCTCCTCCCCGACGTGCAGGCTAACGCCGCCGTCGAAGACCAGCTCCAGGGACGGGCCGTGGGCGTCGTGCTCGACCACGTCCGAGATTCGGCGGCCCACCAGCCTCTTGAGGTCCGTCACGGCGTCGCCTCCTTCGTCTCGCCCTTCTCGACCGGCCAGACGCCGGCCCTCACGCTGGTGCGGGCCTCCTCGTAGAGGAGGTGCCCGCCCCACCTCCGGTTGGTGTGGCCCCGGACCCACTTGTAGAAGTGCCGGATGCACCGCCCGCAGTAGAGCACGTCCTCCGAGAAGGCGTGCCCCGTGGCGGGGTGGTACGGGCCCTGGCAGGCGAAGCAGGGGGTGGTCATGGCGACGACCATACGCCCAGGACGTCCCGGGCGTCAACTCTTTCTTGCTCTGGCGGGCGCCTTCCCGGCATGCCGCGCTGCACGTCCACCGACACCTCCCCGGTCCTGGGGCTCCTGCCCTGCACGCGGTCCCCGAGGGCGGCGCGCAGGTTGTGGAGCACCTGGCGGCACCTGATCGTCTCCCGGGGGCCGAGGGCGCCGTCCCTGTCCAGCCGGCGGAGGAGCCACAGCAGGCGCCGGGCCGCCTCCCTCCTCATGACGAAGCACCTCCCCCCGTCGGCGGCCGGCACCAGGCCCGCCTCCCTCCTGGAGGCGTCGTCGCCCAGCCAGCCGGTCCAGGAGGCATGTGGGGACGCGGAGCTTGACGTACCAGCGCATCAGCCCTCCTCTGCGCCCGACACGGCCCACTCGTCCGCCGCCACGGCCCGGGCCAGGAGTATCCCGTTGTGGTCCCAGTGACCGTTTAGGCAGTACACGTAGACGTGGCCGTCGTGGCCGATCCGGTCCTCCACCTCCGCGAGGGTGGCGCCCCCCTTGGTCTTAACGCCGTCCTCGCCCCGGTCGCGGCCGTAGGCCACCGTGACCCCGCTCTGCGGCGCGTCGAAGCTGTGGGGGCGGGAGCCGTCCGGCTCGACCCGCTCCTCCAGGTACGAGAGGTCGCCCAGGGCCACCAGGCGCCGGACCTTGTCGCGGTCCTGGTAGTGGTCCAGCAGGGTCCTCCCCACCCCGGCGGGGTAGCCGTCGGAGTGGCAGTAGACCCCCTCGAAGCCGTCCTCGGTCTGGATGATGATGGCGCTGCGCGTGGACATGTCGGACCTCCTGTTGGTTGGTGGCTCGACTATGCGCGCCTGGCGCTTTCCGATGTCAACGAAAATCAGCGTAAGGGTAAGGGGGCGTCAGGAGGGGCGCCGGGCCCGCCGGCCCGCCTCCCGGCCGCGCTCCTTGCGGCACCTCCTGCAGGCCTGGATGTAGAGCACGACCCGGTGCCCGTACCTCCTCTCGGCGTCGGCCCACTCGTGCTCCCGCCCGACCACCCCGCGGCACCACCTCTTGGTGTCCTTGCTCGACCGGTGTCGCGGCTCCTCCCGCTCCCGCTCTGCGGCGCGCTTGGCCCCCGACCTGGACAGCCGGTAGGCGTCCTCGGGCCAGACCCGCTTGTAGCCGCCGTGGGGGTGCACCCTAGCCGCCCTTGGAGTCGTCCAGAGCCTCGTTCACCTGGCGGCGGTACTCGTCCGTCGCGGGGCGCCCGCAAACGCACGATGTCATTGGGGATGGCTCGTGGCCGGAGGTCTTCGGGTGGGGTTCCATCTGATCCCCGCACTCGCACGTGCTTGGGTCGGTCTCCCCGGAGTCGTGTATCGCCCCGTAATAGACCCCCTCGGCGAAGTCGTTCGACACTCCGACCTCTTTGGCGAAGTCGGCGCACGCCGTCCGCGTGTGACGAACGGCGCGGTTCACTAGGTAGGCTCCCACGGCACACGCCTGGCACCTGTCAAACCTCACCTTCCAGGGCGCGCCTACGCGGGGGCCGATCGGGAGGGCGTTCCCGTTGAACGTGCCGCCCCCCTGCACGAACCTCAGGATCTCGTGCTCCAGCAGCTCCTCGACCTCGTCCGCCCTCTTCTGGCTGATGCTCATGTCGGCCTCCATAGAGTCAATCATCGCCCCCACGGCCTGTTGCCTACCCCCCGAACGGGACGCGCCGCACCGGCACCCCCGCCTCCCTGAGGGCCTGCTCCATCCGCAGCGCCCCCGTCGGGTTCCAGGAGTGGACGACCACCTCGCCCGGGGCCCGGTCGCGCGGGAGGTGGTCGGCGATGTACGCCGCCACCGCCATCCCGGTCTCGTCCGGGTCGGCCTGCTCCAGGTCGTGGTCCAGGAACACGCAGTCGAACGGCCCCTCCGACGCCAGGGCGTTGACGGCGTCGGCCGCCCGGTAGCAGTGGCGAACCGAGCACCCCTCCCCGCCCACCTGGCGGAAGAGGGCGTCCACGAAGTCGTGTCGCTCCCGGCTGTCGTCGAGGAACAGGACGCGGCGCATCCTAGTTCGCCTTGCCGTCGGCTTTGAACGCCCGGCCCAGCCTGGCCTCGACGGCCGCCTCCCGGAACATGTCCTCGGTGCCGCTGTTCCCGGCCGTGACCCCGGGCGCCACCTCGCGCCCCCGCCCGAGCCGGAGCCTGAGGTAGGCCCAGACGAGCCCCAGGAGGCTACGGTGGTTCTGGAGGATGAGGAGGGTGTCGGCGGTTTGCCCGACGGCCCCCGCGACCACGGTCATGGAGAAGAGCCTGATCCGCCGAGGGGAGGCCATCAGCCCAGGTTCTCCGCGATCCAGAGCCCGAGGAACGCGAGCCCGCCCCCTACCAGGATGCCGAGGAGGGCCGCCGCCCCGCCGTAGGGCGCGCCGACGAAGGGCGCGCCGACGAAGAACCCGGCGGCCGCCCCGGAGGGCACGGCCGCCACCCTGACCACGTACAGGACGGTGTCTCTCATGTCCCTACCCTACGCCGGCCGGCCGGGGCGTGTCAAGGGCCGGCTCCGACGCGGGGCGTCGCCCCTGGGGGTCAATCTTCTCCCCCGTGGGAGACGCGACCCGCTGTGCGTGCTGCGGCATCGACCTCAGGCCCACGTACGCGCAGGCGCTGGGCCTGGACGGCCTGCCGAGGTGCCCGGGCTGCGAGCGGTGCGGGCAGCCGTGCCGGCGGGCCGTCTCCATGCCCTACCGGGCGGCGGTGGCCGCGGCCGGGGCGGCCTGGGGGGCCCAGGGCCACGCCACGGACGTGGTCGAGATGCGGGACGCCGTGGAGGGGGCCCGCCTGGGGCCGGACGGGGGCGGGCGGGTACGCGCCGCGGCCGCCGTCGCCATGGCGGAGTGCCTGCGGTGCCGGGACTGGCTGGCGGTCGGGGTGGGGCCCGACGGGGAGGGCGGGGCCAGGATCCTGGGCCTGCCCATCCCCCGGGGGCGGTGCGGGGAGGGGCCGTCCGCGTGAGGGCCTGGGACGGCTTCCCCTGGGGCCACCTGTTCTGGATCGGCCTGCTGGCCGCCCTGGTGGCCTGGTTCTTCTCGGCGGCGCCCTAGTTCGTGTCCGTCGTCTCCCGGGCCGCCGTCGCCAGAGCGGCGCCGACGTTCACGGCCCCGGGCTCCACGCGCTTGTTCTTCTTCGTCCGGGCCGTGATCTTGCGCGGCGCGAGGCGGATGAGCTGGGCGGCGGGAGGGGCGTCCCGGTAGGAGACCTCGTACGGGTTGCAGGCGTTGGAGGCCATCTCGGCGTCCCCGGCGCACAGCCCCATCTGCCGGAAGAGGTCCCGGAAGTTGGTCTTCCGGCGGCTGCCGAACGTCAGGGACCTGGCGAGGGCGACCACGGCCATGATCTGGCTGGCGGTCCGCTCGGCGAGGGTCTTCAGCTTGATGCTGCTGAGGTACCCCCGACCGAGCTGGTCCAGCATGACCGCCTTGAAGATGTGGGAGGAGTTTCGGAACAGGCGGAAGTTCTTGTCGGTTCGGGGGTACCCGTTCTCGTCGTGGGGCACCAGGGCGAGGACCGCGTTCACGTACGCCTGGTAGAACCGCAGCGCCTCGACCAGGAGTTCCGCGTCCTCGGAGTCGTACGGGACCGCCCCGTCGCTCTCCGCCTGGTTGAGGTACTCCCTGGCCGGGGTGTGGGAGGCCACGTAGTTCGAGAACGTGACCGGCTCCCCCTCGTTCCGGTTCATGGCGACCAGCAGGTCGCCGAGCACCCGGAGCTTGGACTCGTCCAGCTCCACCCCCGCCTTCTCCGTCAGGCGCCGCACCGCGGCGCCGAGGGCGAGGAAGGGGTTCTGGATCTTCTCGCTGTCCACGTGGGGCTTGGACTGGCAGTGGTTGGCGTACACCCGCGCGTGGTCGCTGGGGTCGATGACCTCGATCGAGAGGTTTCGGTCCAGGACCTTCGTGAGGTCGGGGTCCGCCTCGCGGTACTTTTCGAGCATCATCTGGGTGCGGCGGTGCCCGTCGGCCAGGAGGAGCGTGCCGTCGGGCTGCTGGGAGGCGATGATCGTGGCGATCGACGGGACGTCGAACGGGACGTTCTTGAGGTCCTCGATCGCTCGGTTGAACCCGTCGCCCTCTCGGTTGGCGTCCCATGGCTTGATGACATCCTGCTGAACCAGCAGGATGTACTCTCGGATGGAGATGGAGACGGCGACCTGGTGTCCGGGTTGGGTCTTTACGAATTTCCAAGTGGGCTTGCTCATAGCGTGTTCCTTTTGTTGTTGGTTGAAGTGCCAGATTCTCTTATACACAACACGAAACGGTCTTGCAACCCCTTAGGTCGTCGCGATCCGACGAGCCCGCTCTACCAGCTCCGGCGGCCCCCGTAACACCAGGCGGCCGCCGGGCTGGGGCAGCACCACCACGGCCCCGCGGGCCAGGCGCTCGATGGCCCGCTCGGCCTCGGCGTAGCCCCCGGGCCGGACCTCGTAGGCGTACACGCAGCCGCGCAGCGGGTGGTCGCCCCCCGGGGAGTTGAACATCACCCCGAGCTGGTCCGGGCGCTCCATGTTGCGGAGCAGGCCCTGGGTCTCCCCCAGCCATAGGCAGGCGTACGCCCGGCACGAGGCGGGCCTGGTCTCGTACCGCCCGCAGCCCGGGCGCTCCCGGTCCAGGTGGGGGCAGGGCGTCCCCGGGGGCTTGCCCAGCTCGCGCACCTCCATGACGGTGCAGCAGGCGGTGCAGCGGCCGCAGGAGCGGGGCTGGAGGACGGGCAGGCCGGCCACGGCGGCTAGGAGCGCCCGCGCTGGCACTCGGTGGACGCGAATCCGACGTAGGCGGGGCCGCCGCAGCGCGGGCAGGCGTGGGGGGCTTCCTGCCATCCACCCGTCGCGGCGGGAGCCGCCGGGGGCGCGCCGGCCGAGGCGGCCAGGCGGGTCAGCATGGTCCCGACGATCAGCGTCATCAGGACGGCGGCCAGGAATACGGCGGCGCCCCTCATAGGGACTCCGCGTACCGCCGGCAGGCCTCCTCGGCGGCCTCCGGGGTGGCGAACGGGCCGTGCACGTACCCCCACGTCTCGTCGTAGTGGTACCACCCCGGGTCGTGTAGCCGGACCCCTACTCCGGGGTGGTCTCCTTCGCCGGGCAGGAGGACTATCATCTTTATTGCCATGCGTCTAATCTACCCTTCCCTGGTGAGGACACAGGCCTCGATTACCCTTAGCGACGTTACAGTTGTGGCACAAGATTTGAAAATCCTTCGGAAAATTGTGGGTGATGACCCAGTAGTACACGGAGGAATGTCCACCCTTTATCTCTCTTCTGTGCTTGTTCCCCCCGCCGTTGACGTGGTCGAGGGCTAGAAAGGCCTCCTCGGTCTCTCCACAGCAACGACATCTTCGTCCGTAGTGGTCCAGGATCTGATTGCGCAGACGCAAATTCCGTGCACGACTCCTTGCTCGATTCTCCTCTCGATGGGTTTCTGTGTAACGTTTCGCCCACAACTGTCTGTTGGGGTTGGTCTTTACCCTCTCGGCGATGCAGGGTTTGCATGACCCGTAAGTTCGATGGCCTTTGTACTTGCCCTTCTTGTTCAAGTAGAAGGCGTCGAGTGGCTTCTGTTCGTGGCAGACAGTGCACTCCCATAGGTCATTCGGTCCCTTTTCGCAATAGAAAATTTTGCCCATGCAGTTTCAAGATTACTCTCCCGACCCGGTGGTCGTAGCGCTCCTTGACGGGCCGCACCACGAAGCCCTCCCGGACGTGCCCGGGGTAGAGCGTGCTCGGGCCCTCGGCCAGGGCGGCGTGGGCCTCCATGCCCAGCCAGGGCCCGCGGTAGAGGACGGGGGCGCCCTCCACGCCCAGGTTCTGCAGGCAGACGGTCTGCTCGTGGTAGTCGAAGTACCGGCCCGTGGACAGGTCCATGACGTCGAAGCCCCTGAAGGCCAGCTCCTCGACCCCGTACCCCAGGTCCTGCACCCGGCCGTAGACCTCCCCGTACAGGGCGTACCCGTCGTCGAGGCGCCCCTCGACCCCGATCTCCCTGGCCGTTCGCCACCAGATGTCCACCGGGCCGCCCTCGACCGGCGGCTTCTTGAAGCAGTTGTGAGACCCCACCCAGAGCCGGCCGTCGCGCTGCGCCACGCGCATGTTGGCGCCGTGGATCTTCTCGGTGATGACCACCTCCTCGCCCAGCACCAGGACGTCCTGGTAGCGGCGCAGGCCCTCGATGTCGGTGTACCGGGGCAGGAAGCCGGGGTCGGGCTCGTTGTAGGTGTTGACGAGCATGGACTTCATGGGGGGCTCGTAGGGCACGACGCCCATGGCCGCGGTGATGTCCTGCCCCTCGTCGTACCCGAAGCACACGTGGGCCGCCTCGGCCTCCTCCGCGCAGTCCTGGCCAGCCCGGTGGGGCAGGGGCGCCAGCATCCCCATGCTGAAGGTGCCGCGCAGCTTCTTCGCCCTGATGCGGCGGTGGCCCTTGAGGAAGGCCCACTGCTCGGTGTCCGGCACCACGCTGTCCACCGGGACGTAGGCGGCCAGGTCGCCCTCGTTGAACTCGCCCGTGCGGAAGACCACCGGGTAGCCCCCCTCCACGAGCGTGATAGACAGAGTGTCCGCGTTCTCGTGCCTGTGCACGGGGCCGACCCGCACCACCCTGACGCTGCGCTCCTGGCTCATGGAGCTACCCTACCCTCTCTGGGGCCCTCTCGCAAGCCCCGTTCGGCTTGCTCGGCCACGTCGGCCACGTCGAGCGCATGCGCACGCCCCGAACCACCGGCACCGACCCGCCCGGGGGACCGAGGAAGAGGGCAACGCGGCCGCGGCGGTAGGCCGGCCGAGGCATCCGCCCCACCCCGAGGGCGCGGAGCCTCCGGTAGAACTCGGCCTTCCCCAGGTTGGCGTAGGCGAGCCGGCCTGGGCCCCGACCCGTCGATCAGGTGGTAGCGGAGGCCCGGCCCGTCCGGGCTCGGGGACCTGGCCGCCCCCCCACCTGACGAAGGAGCGCCGCGGGCGCGGCGCGGCCGCCGGCATCAGGGGCCGTCCGCCCCGGGGGCCGCGCCCCCCGCCTCGCGGGCGCGCCTCCGCGCCCGGCAGGGGTCGCACCTCCTGAACCCGGTCGGCAGGGGACGGTGCTCGGCGCAGCTAGGGCACACGCCCGCGTCTCGCAGGACCTTCTGCTTCTCCCAGTTGACCGCGGTGTGCTCGGGGTGGGAGATGTTCCAGCGCAGGCTCTTGACCCGGTTCCTGGACTTGTGGAGGGCGCACCTCAGCTCGCCCTCGACCGGGGGGCGCAGGCACGAGATGCAGGCGCCCATGGCGACGCGCTCGCCCACGCGTCGAGCCCACCCGCTCCTGGCCTTCGCCAGGTGCTCGCGGCACGTCTTCTTGCCCGGCGCCGCGAGGTGGTCGCAGCCCTTGCCCTGGCAGAAGCGCATCCCCGTCATTCAACGGCCTCGAAGCTCACGACGCCGCGTCGTAGTAGTCGGCTCGGAGGCGGCGCCCCAGCTCGACGTAGGGGAGCAGCTCGGGGAGGATCTGTTCCTGGGGGATGGGGCCGTTCGGTGCGTAGACGGAGGGCTCCTGCCCGTCGGACCTGATGGCGCCCGTGTTGGCCATGCAGTCCGCCCCCTCGTACCCGTACTCCAGCGCCACGGCCTGGGCCAGGGTCACGCCGAGCCTCTTGGCCGCCTCATCCTGGACGACGCCATCCAGCAGGCGAGCCCGCTCCTTCAGGATCCCGGTGAGGTACGCCGACAGCAGGCACCGGCCGCCGCACCCCCCGAAGTAGGATTGGTCTCCGAAGACCGAAAAGAAGTTCTCCCCGGCGTCCCTCCGCCTCTGGTGCTCCCTCACCCTGTCCTGGTTGGTGCGCAGGTAGCAGCCCCCGCGCTCCAGGGCGGCCTCGACGCCGCGCCGCAGCTCCCTCTCGACCGTCTGTAGCTTGTCCATGAGTCCTCCTCTATCACGCGCGCTACCCGAAGTCCAGGACCTCGCACAGGGCGTTCATGACAGCCGCCTCGACCTGCTCCCGGAGATGCTCCTCGGTCGGCTGGGCGGTGTGCTTGTGGGCCCGGTTGTAGCCGTAGGCCACCCCCTCCTCCACCGCCCGCGACACCACCTCGTAGGCGTTGACGCGGACGCTCCCGGACACCCTAGTCCGTGGCATCTGGCTCCCTCCCGGATCGGGCGCGGCGCGCCTCGTAGGCGGCCAGCTCCTCCTCCCGTCTCTTCTTGTCCGCCTCGTCGCAGGGCCCGCAGGTGGCCCTCAGCCACCCCTCCCCGACCACCCCGCCCGGGCCGCCGCAGGACTCGCAGGTGCGGGCGCTCTCGGCCTCGACCTCTTGGATGGCCCTCGTCATCTCCTCGGTCTCGGAGGTCATGTAGAAGCTCAGCATGCCGAACTTCTCCTTGACCTGGGAGGCGCAGGGGCGGCCGTCGTGATACTCGATGCAGGCGAGCGCCACGTCGTACGTCTCGGGGTCCGGCCCCTGGGTCGGCCCCGGGTGGGCGGCCCGCGGGTGGCCGCAGCCGCAGTCGTCCGGCATGGCCGCGATCATGGGCTCCAGCCTCTCCGACAGGCGCCGGATCAGGGGCTCCCAGCCGTCCCCGGGGAACCCCCACACCATGCACGTGGAGCGCATGTCCCCGTGCCTGTCGCGGTACAGCAGCGGAAAGTCCCGCACCAGGGCCTCGTCAAGCTCCTGCCTCACGGCTTCGCCCTCCCGATGCTCCCGAAGGCCTCCAGCTCGAACTTGACCGGGGCGCGGTGCCCCTCGTCCGGCGTCCCGACGGCGGCCTCCTCGGCCCGCTCCCGGGCCCTCCTCGCGCGGTCGCGCCGCGGCTTCCTCCTCGCCCTCCGGGTCAGCTTGGCCCGCCTGCGCTCTCCTGGTGTCATGGTTCGTCCCTCCCTATATGCTCGCGCACACCAGCCTGACGACGGTCATCCCGCGCTCCACGCCGATCAAGCCCATCCCGGAGGCGTCCCCGTACTCCGATACCCATATCGGGGTGTCGAGGCCGGCCTCGTAGTAGCCGCCCTTGTAGCCGATGAAGACGGTCCCGACGGCCTCCCTGCACATGGCCAGGAACTCGCCCGCCGTCGCCTCGCCGTGGCGGCGGGCTATCGCCAGGTCCTCGTAGTAGCCTCGGTAGCTGATGAGCCTCTCGGGCGAGGTCCCGTTCAGGAAGACCACCGGCAGACGGTTCAGGGGGAAGTCGCCGAACGGCTGCAGATCGGCACCACAGCGCCGCCCGGTAGACGTAGGCGTCCATCACTCCCCCTCCAGCAGGTCGCCCGCGGACGCCCCGTCCACCCCGAGGATGTCCGCCAGGAACTCCCCCGTCTCCTCGCCCCACTGCTCCCGGGGGGCGAGCTGCATCCCCCCGTGGTTGTAGTCCCGCTGGCAGTCGTAGCAGGTGTTGGTGAAGCCGGCCAGCTCGACGTGCCCCCCGCATACGCACTCCCCCACCGCGGGGTGGACGTAGGTGCTCTCACGGGTCTCGACCACCCCGGGGCCCGTGACGTGGCCGGGGTCCCCTGCAACGCAGCGCCGATAGTTCTCGACGGCGGCCAGTGCCAGGGCGCCCACATCCACGCGCCCGTCGGCATCGCAGGCGAAGGCGAAGCTGGCCCCCTCGTATGGCCGGGGGAACACCAGGCTGTGGGTGACGACGTGCTCGACTTGGCGCTTGCTGATGATCTTCATGGGTCCATCCTACCTTCCTGAGTTTGGGTGTCAACGAAAATCGACAACATCACGACACCACCTGGACGTCGGCGACCACCACGTAGGCCTCCCTGGCCAGGTTCTCGGCCCGCACCGCCCGCTTGTAGATGCGGGGGTGGCGGGACTGCTGGACCAGACGGTAGGCCCGGGCCTGGGCCAGCTCCTTGGTGAACTCGACGGAGTGGACGGCTCTGGCTGTCTTCATGGAGCCATCATGATGCGGGCGATTTTTGATGTCAACATAAAAAGCTCCACCGGCCGCACTTTTCCTCCGCGTCCGTCCTCGTGGTATCATGCAAGGACCGTGCTGAGCGAGGCGGACCTGGACGTGACCGAGGTGCACCCGGGCCTGTGGGTGGGCGCGTACCCCCCGGGCCTGGCCGACCTCCGCCTGCTGGCGGGGTGGGACGAGGTCGTGGTGTGCATGCCCGTCCGCGTCAGGCGAAGGTCCGGGCCCAGGGCGTGGTCCGTCCCGATGGTGGACGGGCACGGGCCCGTGCCGGAGTGCATCTTCCGGGCGGCCCGCCGCGTGTCGAGGGCCCTGAGGAGGGGTAGGAGGGTGCTCCTGCTGTGCGTCCGCGGCCGGAACCGGTCGGGCCTGCTGGCCGCCCTGGCCATGTCGTACCTGACCGGCGCCAGCGGGCGCGAGTGCGCCAGGAGGGTGTCGAGGGCCCGGCACATGGCCCTGACCAACCAGGCCTTCGGCGTGCTCCTGGACCAGTTCAGCCCAGGCTGAGCGCCGCGAGCCTGGGGACGCCGGCTATCCTGGCGGCCTCCACGCGGTGGTTTCCGTCCACCACCGCGTTGCCCCTCGTCACGATGGGCGGCAGGCGGTCCCCCGCCCTCAGCATGCGGACGTAGAGCCTGACCCGCTCGGACTTGATCGGCTGGTTGCCCCCCACCAGGCCGCCCACGTCCACCGTCGCGGGCCTGGTCTTGCCGTACCTGGCCGTCACGGCGGCGTGGTAGCTGGCGTCCCACGCGCCGCGCTGGGCGTGCTTCCTGCCCGGGATGGAGATCGAGCCCGGGAAGCCCCCGGGCTCCCTCCACACGCGGGACCGCTCGCGAAGCTCCTTGAGGGTGACGGCCATACCGACCTCGGACCAAAGATTGACACCTCCGCCCCCCTCGTGCCATCATTGGCGGCGTGACGGGATTCATCAAGAGGTGGTGGTTCTAGGGCGTGTGCCTGGCGTTACTGGGCTACATGGTCTACAGCTTCGTGGGCGACGTCCGAGAGCGTCGGTGCCTGGTCCGCCGCGGCGAGGAGGTCCGGGACGACATCGTCAAGAGGTTCTCCGGGCCGTCCTCCCGGCTCGTGGAGACGAGGTTCCACCGCTGCGAGCCCTCCCCTGGGGGTGTCAGGGAGTCGATCCTGTGCGTCCTCTCCCTGCACTTCTGGACCGGCCAGGTCGAGTTCGTCCAGGGTCGAGAAGCTGGGGGCGTGCCGGTGACGGAGGCGCCGCCCCTGCTCGGCACGCTGGAGAGGGTCTCGGGGGGAGGCGGACTGCGCACGCAGAGCGTCCACGGGGTGGCGCTGGGGTCCCCGACCCCCGGGGAGCGCTTCGTCCTGGTGGGCGAGCCCCTGGTCGATGGGGACGACCGGCTCGTCGTGACCTCCCGGGTGGTAGAGGTTACAACCCCCGGGCCGGGCGTCTGGGAGATGAGGACGGACAACTCGGTGTACCGGTTCACCGAAGACGCGCCGAACTAGGGGGTCGATATGGGGTTCAAGGAGCTGAGGGTGAGGCTGGGGGCGTGGATCGCGGGGGTCGGGGCGGTGGGCGTGGAGCCGGAGGACGACTCCCACCTGCCGCGCTGCCTGAGGAGGCTCCGGTGACCGGGGGCGAGGCCCGGGCCCTGGGCCTGGTGCTGGCCCTGTTCCTGGGGCCCTTCGTGCTGGGGTGCCTGCTCGGGCTGCTGTCCGAGGCCGCCGGCCGTCTGCTACGCCACCTGGGGCTCCGCCGGGGCGCCCCTTGACCCGCGCGTGCGCGCGTGGTAATCTTACGTCCGTCATGAGGAACGCCTCCCTAACAACGCCCTGCTCGTTCGGCCTCGGCGCCGGGAGCTGGATCTACGCGCACAACGCGTCGGTCCGCTGCTCCAAGCGCCCGGAGCCCCGGACCCAGGATAGAAGGGCGGCCATCCAGTAGGCAGAATCGATAGACCGAAGGATGGGCCGCCAAGGGGAACCGAGGCGGCCTTTTTCGTTTCTGGAGGACCACGACGATTAACACATCACGACACGGGCGGTAGTTCCCCCTGGTGGGGATGGCCGGCTGTAAACCGGTTGCCTTAGCGCAGCGGGGTTCGATCCCCCGACCGCCCACCGACGCCCCCTGCGCCCGACGGGACGGGTGCCCGCCTTTTAAGCGGGTCTGACGGGGTTCGAGGCCCCGAGGGGGAACGAGTTAGAAAGGAATTACGAGGTTTATCGAGGGAGCAGATAAGTAATGCAACGGGTCACATCCCTAGACAGCGAGGGACCGGTCTCTTAAACCGGCGAGCGGGGTGCGAGTCCCCGGTGGCCCACCGAAGGCGGCCAGCCTGCCGTAAGGGCTGGAACTGACAAGCGAATAGGAGAACATGTGCGGCGGGCAGCCAAGCCCGCCATATGTCCCAGAAGCGCTCGTAGTGACGCGCGCCGCGCTGAAGACGCGGAGGGCCCGGTGCGACTCCGGGGTGGGGCACCGAGACCGGCCTTCAGCGAGGCATTGAACCTCGCGAGTCTCTCCCCCGGTAGACGTACCGGGGGCGGTAACCGGACGCTGAACGAAGGCGCGCCCGCCCCGTGGGTGTAGCTCCGAGACGGGCCTTGATCCCTTGTGGTGTAACAGCAGCATGGCTGGCTCTGAACCAGTCGATCCTCGTGCGAGTCGAGGCGAGGGAACCGAACGATCCCGGGTAGCTAAAGCAGGCGGGCGGTCCTTGAAACCGCTGGTGCAGGTGCGAGTCCTGCCCCGGGAACCAGACGACAGGGTGTGGGTCAAAAGTGGACCACTCGGCCCGGAACCGAGCCAATGCAGGTGCGAGTCCTGCCGCCCTGACCACGACAGCAGCACGGGGCCTTAGCTCATTCAGGAGAGCGCTCGCTCGATAAGCGGGAGGCGGCTGGAGCAAAGCCAGCAGGCCCTACCAGAAGGGACGTAGAAGCGGCAACGCGCCGGGCTACCAACCGGACCCCGCCAGCGGAGGGCGACCTCCCGCGCCGGCAGGCGCAGGGGCCGGCATCTGACAGCAACGCCCGGCGCGACCGCTCCGTCCCAGCTTGTGGTCGAGGCCGAAGAGTCGAGGCGGCGGGTTGTGGCCCCGTCCTAAGTGGGTTCGAGTCCCACCGATCACCCCAACTCACACCTGGGTGTAGGGTAGCGGTTACCCGCCTGGCTTGGGACCAGGCCCACGGGAGTTCGACTCTCCCCACCCAGACCCACGGGCTCGTGCCGAAGGCGGCCGTACTACCCTGCAAGCAGTCACGACGGGGAGCGTTACCCCGCGGGTCCACCACGGGGATGTAGCTCAGCTAGGAGAGCGCCTGGTTCGCAATCAGGAGGCCGTCGGGGCAGGTCCGGCCATCTCCCCACAGTTCCGTCGCGCGGGCCCGTTGCGGCCCGTTCCCGGGGGTACCAGCCCCAGTCGGCACCCAAGGCGCGCTCGCGTACGGGGGCCGGGGATCAAAAGCGGCGGGCATGTCCGACGGTCAAGGACCGGGTGGCACTCCAAACGCCGCCAGCGGGGCGCGATACCTCGGTCGGGCGCAACACGGCAACCGCTCCCTCATGGTGGGGGAGTACCCCACCCCCACAGGAGGGGGATGCCGACTGCAGCGGCGGGGCGAAGGAGTGCCACCTGGAGAGGTCCGCCGAATGGCCGGCAACCGGTCTCGAAAACCGGGGCGTGGTGATGAGCCACGGGGGTTCGATCCCTCACTTCTCCGCCCGTGGGTTCCCCAGGACGACAGACAGCGGGAACATCTGGCCCGGCGCCGTGGAGTCCTCCCTGCCGGGAAATAACTGAGGACCTAGGTCGTCCATTACGGAGCGTGAACCGGGCGAGGCCCGGCGCCGGGTGCTAACCGGTCGGCCCGGAAGGGTCTGAGGCGGGATCAGCGCGCTCCTCGGACCGACACCCGGTCTGGGCCGGTACCGGCCCAAGTGGTGTGGCTGCGGGGAGAGTCCCGCTCTTGGCCTCGTGGTCCGAAGAGATAGGCCCGGAGCTGCAACCTCCGGCATGCCGGTGCGAGTCCGGCCGAGGCCTCCAGTACGCGGGATGGGTCCGAAGAGATGGACGCGACCTTGCCATGGTCGAAGTACGGGGGCGGTACCCGTATCCCGCTCCAACGCGCGTGTGGTGTTCAACGGCTCAGCATGACTGCCTTCCAAGCAGACGGTACGGGTTCGACTCCCGTCACGCGCTCCACACGCCTCCCAGGTGGCAGGTAGCGACACGGCCGTCTCGTAAGCGGCAGAGCCCGGTGCAGGTCCGGGGGGAGGCTCAAGGGTACGACAAACTTCAATACGTCGTCGCTGGTCAAGGAGAGGTGGCGCTCCGCATCCTTGGTAAGGATGAGATGCCGGGTTCGAGTCCCGGGACCAGCTCTGCGGGATAGCCAAGAAGCAAGGCGCTGGGCTCATAACCCAGGATGCGGCTGTGCAAATCAGCCTCCCGCTACCAACGCCCCCCAAGCATAGAGAGCGATGCCCCGTTTTGTAAACGGGAAGAGGACCGTGCGACTCGGTCGAGGGGCTCCATTCCGAGGTAGCTTCAAAGCAGAGGCGCCTGGCT